GAAGTCTGATCCATCGTCCAGTGCGGGCCGGTCGAGCCGTCGGCATTCTGCATGCGCTCGGCCCACTGCATGGCCGTCTCTCGGTCAAACGCTGCCGCATCCGGTTCGTCTTCGTGGCAGTCCAGCTTTTCCAGCCTGCTGATCGTCTTCGCGTACAGGCCGACTTCCTCCGCGCTGCCCAGCGTCACAGGTTTCTCCATGGCCTCGTGCAGCTTGTGATAAAGTTTCTCCATATACTCTTTCATGCTCACACCTCCTGAATATATTTGTAAAGCTTGTCTACGTCTGTCACGTCAAACCGCATATCTTTGTCTTTGATTGAAAACAGCTTAATCTTTTTTCCGTCGATCTCATCCCGAGCGTATTTGTATAAACGATCGATGTCGACGTTTCCCTCCTCGTCAAGCGCCCCAGTCAGCTGCACAAAGAAATTGTCTTTCATTGCAAGCAGCCGCTCTTTCCCGCCGTCCTTTGCCATCCGCATAAGTATAGCCGCAGCCACGCCAATACCTTCCGGTAGCCGTGGAATCAGTTCGCTATTTGCGAATCGCTCTAAGCCATTTAATACCTGATCTATTGTCACTGTCATACAGATACCTCCGTTTTAAGTTGGGGCGGCTATTGCCGCCCCTTGCATTTAGCCCTCGCTGGTCGTCGCCGTGCCGGTCGGAGCCGTCCAGCTGTTATACCGCTGCATCGGTTCCGGGCAGATGTTGGCAATGGGGATCACCGTCTTGGTCATGCCGGACAGAGTTGCAATCTCGTTCTGCATGCAGGACAGGTTTGCCGTAGTCTGCGCGTTGATGACACGCTGCTGGCAGAGCTGTTCTTCAATCGAACGCATTCTGCCGTCCGTGTACTGGTACAACTCGAGCATTTTCTTGTCGGTGTAAGCGTTCGCGTCGCGCAGCTTCACTTCCGTCTCCAACTCTGCGATCCGTGCTGACTGCCCAGCCTCATACCGGCTGACATAGTGGTTGTCCCTGTTACCCGCAGCCATAGCCGCAGCCGCAGCAGGATTCGCGCCGAATCCGCCGAGAATGCCCCCGAGACCGCCGTTCAGAACGCCGAGGCCCGTACCGATTGCACCGAGCGTCACGCCCAGATTGCCCTTGCCATTGCTTGCGTATTCCATAAAAAAATACCTCCGGTAAAAATAAGTAAGCTGGCCAGCTCCTATCCTCATTCTGCCGCTTTCCCAGTTTTTATGGGGGACATTTCCGGGACATTTGTGTACCATTTGTGGGACATGCGGGCATGGAAAAAGCGCCATGGGCCGTTGCTCATGGCGCTTTCTCTTTGTCCGTTTTCCCTACCAGGCGGCGGGCGATATTGTAGATGTGCGGCAGGCGGCGGGAGATGGTCTTGCGGTCGATGCCGATCTCACCGGCTGCGTCCATCTGCGGGAGCCTGCGCACGATATAAAGATTCACGATCTGCTGATCGATCACGTCCAAAAGTCCTTCTTCAGTGACGCGCTCCCAGTCGCTGCGCGTGAGGTGCTGAAGCTCCTTCGGCAGAGCCAGCCGCGCAGTTATGCTTTCGTCACTCCCTTCGGCCCGCCGCCGGGCAGGGCTTACTTCATGGCCGCAGCCAGCTTTTTCAGGAGGTCGTCGCCGTATTTGTAATCGGCAAGATACTTGATCGTGCTGTCCGCAAGTCCAGCCTTTGCCTTGATGGTCTTCTTGGCGTCCTCGACGGCCTTGTCGACGGTTTCCGTGTCGTAGTCGATCCACGGGAGCTTCCCGTGCTTCTTCCATACGCGGCTGTTGTAGCCGCTCTTGATACCGATGTTGCCGACGCCGGTGATCTGCACGCCATTACCCCAGATGGGCGTACACTCAACGGCCAAGCCGTCTCCGATGTACAGGCCCCAGTGGCCTGGCATCCACAGCCCTTCGCCTGGGACGAGTTTGTCCCAGCCGGACGCGGATACGTCCCTGCACTTCGCGATCATGCCGTCGGCGGAGACGTCAGGGACGCCGTTCGCGGCGTATTTTGCGCCGCCATATGCCGCGTTCTGATTGCCGTTCCAGCCCCACAGAATGCCCTTCGTGAGGTTCACGCAGTCAAAACCGAAATAGCTCTTGCCGATCTGCTTGCGCAGCTCAGACTGCTTGGCTGCTGTGTACCAGCTTGGATACTGTGCAGCTTTTTCCCGGATGATGCTTTCTGTAACCGGCATCCCGAAGCAGCCCCACATATACACGGTTTGGTAATTCTTCGCGACGTCAATATGCCGCCTGACGAGCTCGGAGGCTTTCAGAACGCTCATGCCCGCTCACTCCCGTACAACTCGTGGTGCAGCTGCAGCACGGCGGCCTCGATCAGCTGATCGATTGTAGATACGTCGAACCGGATTCCGTGTTCGGCCAGAAAATTGATCACATAGGCTTTCTTTTCCTCGCCGTCCGTTGCCGCGTAGAGCTGCTCCGCCGCCTTTACGCCGATCTCAACGTAAGTGCGGAGCGTTTGCAGCTTGTCCGCGTCGATCTTGGTTTTGAGCCACGGGATCAAAAATGCCGAAACGAGCGCGCTGATGAGCGCGATCACTGCCGAGATGATCTGTGTGTAGTCCATATGTAATTACTCCTTTCGCTATTCGATTGTTTCATTTTTCTTCGCAAAAACCCGCTTGAAGGCAAGCAGGCCAAGCTCTGTAATGGTTGCCCAGCCGGTAAAGCCGAGCACGTCGGATAGGTCGATCGACGCGCCGAGCTCCGGGCTGCGGATGACTGCAATTAGGACGGCGACGGTTTTCAGAGCGCAGGCCCAGACAATTACCGTCGTGATGAGCTGGAGCAGATACAAAACAATGGTTCGCGCCATTTCGCCCTTGCTCCACTTGCCTTTTACCCGCATATCTGCCTCCCAATTTATTGCGCACTGCTATGTTCGCATTGCGCCTCCAGCTGGTGCAGGAATTTTTTCACGTCTCCGTTCCCGCCCATCTTTTTATACTTCTCTCCGGCGATCAGGCGTTCTGCCATTGGCATTTCCTCTGACATGATGGTAAGCCGGAGAATTGCGAGATACTGCTCGTTCTGATGCGTCTGCATCTTGTCGAGCTTCTTGTCGATCTCGCCTAGGTGCTCCTCCTGCGTCGAGGCCTTGCCGCGCTTTTTCTGTATCGCGCCGACGACGGCGTTGACGACCGCCGTCAGCGCGGACGAGCCGAGCACGGCGCAGACGAGGGTGACGATGATAGTCTTGGTGTCCATGGCTATGTACCTTCTTCCGTGATCTTCTTCCACCCGTCCGGGTTTACGGACGGGGTCCAGACGTTGGCGTCCAGCAGGGATTCGTACAATTCAGTCTGCCACCAGCCTTTTTCGCCCTTGGCAAAGGCGAGACCGGCAGTGATGGTCTCGGGGATGATCCTGTAGCCCTGTTTGTAGGCGATGTCCTCCCAGAGGGCCGGGGCGGCGTCCGGGGTGTTCTGGGCCGTGTCCCAGAGGTCGGAGGCGGCGCGCTTGATGCTGCCGCCCCAGTTGATGCGCGTGCCGGCTTTAACGAGGCTTCCAGAGCCGGTCAGGCGGGTGAAAAGCTCTGGTGCGAGACTCGCGTCGGCGTCAGTGAGACTGGCTGCGCTTTTGACGATATAGGGGCGCAGCGCCCGCGCCCGCTCGGTATACGTGCTCATGTCAGTCCGCCTCCCCGAGCAGAATTTTTGCGGCGGTTTCGGCGTCGTCCAGCCGGGCGCGCAGGGCGTCGGTGTCCTCCGCAGCTTCTTCCGCCGGGATCCTGGTCTCCGTCTCCGTGTAGGTGTACGGCGCGTCGGTCACGTCGACGGCCTCGGCGAATTCCACGCCAGTCTCATTCTGCCGAATCATCATTCCTGCATCAGAATAGGTACGGTATAGCTTTACACCATCCTTACGCTGTGTATAAAATTCTCTTTGAAGCATCTTTACACCCCCACGATATGATCTGCATAGGTTGACCAGTTTGTAGCCGCTTTCCATGCGTCAACAAGTGCTGCCGGAACGCGGATTTGGCAGTCAGCGGGGATTCCGGTAAAAGCGTTGGTGCTGGCAAGCGTTGGGACTGTAGTGTGCGATGTAAAATCGTAAAAAGCGATACCTTTGCAGCCATAGAACACATTGGTTCCAATGCTTGTTACACTGTCCGGTATCGTGATGGACGCAAGAGCGGAGCAGTCATAGAATGCACCGTTTCCAATGCTTGTTACACTGTCCGGTATCGTGATGGACGCAAGAGCGGAGCAGTCATAGAACACATAGTTTCTAATGCTTGTTACACTGTCCGGTATCGTGATGGACGCAAGAGTGGAGCAGTCATAGAATGCATAGCTTTCAATGCTTGTTACACTATCCGGTATCGTGATGGATGCAAGAGCGAAGCAGTCATAGAATGCACCGTCTTCAATGCTTGTTACACCGTCCGGTATCGTGATGGATGCAAGAGCGAAGCAGCCATAGAACGCATAGCTTTCAATGCTTGTTACACCGTCTCCGATCTCAATTCTTTTAATTGAGTTTTGATACACGAGGTTCCTTCCGTCTGCGCCAGAGCTGTATCTAAGCAATCCGGAATACTGGTTTGAACTCGTTGAGCTGTAGAAGCCAACCGTGCCGTTAACCGTCAACGTGATAATATAGTCTCCGGGTGCCGCATAGTTATGAGTCAGTGTCCATTTAACCGTCGTTGCGCTTGTCCCGGTCAGCGTGTCGGGCGTTGTCCCGTCTCCCCAGTCTACTGTCACGGTGCCATTTGGGCAGCAACCAAGCATAGGAGATGTGCGCCCTTCTTCCAGACGGATATAGATACGAGTCTTGCCGTCATCTGTGATGTACATAGCGCCGACATTCATTTTGCGATTTGTGGTCTTGAGGTCAACAAGCGACCAGTTCCAGCCCTGACAGATAAGCCCGTTATGCGATGGATAATCTGGTAGCGCTGTCTTTGTTGCCAGTTCTGACAGCGTCCAAGACGTGACAATCGTGCCGTCGTAGTCGTAGAATGTAATGTCTCCGGGTGTGCCGGGGGCGGAGCCTCCGGCCTGAATGGCCTGAATCGCTGTCACAAATCCGTCCGGGTAGACCAGTGGGTCAGATGTGCCGCCCTTCTCCCGGATAGCTGATGCAACCTTTGTCAGGTCGGTTGTGTTTGTCAAATATTCCGCCATCAGAAGCTCCCTCCATTCGCGTTTGCGATCTCTACAGCCGCCCACGCACCGTTGGCCACCCGCAGAAATTTGCCGTTGTCAGAGGCGGTTACTGGTATCGGAGCCATATAGTCCGTGCCTGCGACGGCCACGGCCCAGGCTGTCGGCTTCCCGCTGGCGTCCACCGCCTCAACCTTGATCAGGTCCCCGACGGCCGCTCCGGAGGCGAGGATGACGTCCTGCTTGCCGCTCCATTCGGCTTTGTTTTCGCGCACGTCGCCGATGGCCTCGTCGATCTGCGCGCCGGTATACTGGCTGTTGTACGCCATGTGATCACTCCTTCATGCATAGAAAATCCTCGCCGTCTGCCGTTTTCAGCGGCTGCGGCTGACCAAGCGGGATAAATCCATAATTGTCATTCCAGCTGCCGTCCGCGCCCTGCGCGAACAGCGAAATTCTGTATTCTCCGTCTCCGAAAAGCAGGAAATCGTCGTATACCTCAAATGTGCGCTGCGTGCCCGCCGGGGTCTGTGAGAAGGACGCGATCAAAGCGCCCTTCCCGCGGCCCCAATCCTCGCCGGACTTCGTCGCGCGGCACTCAAAAGCTGTATAGGCGATGTCCGACGAGAATGTGACGGTGATCGAGTCGAATCCCGAGACTGCCGATATCTTGTTTCCGGTGATGGAGAAGGTCAACTCCGGCGCGGCCATTAGGCTGCGCTCCACGTCCCGGCGGCGTTCTTGACGAAGACCTTCACGATCTTCACGCCGTCGCCGGAAGACGCCGATTCGAGGTCTGCGCCCTTGACGGTGACGTTGATAGCGGTGTTCTTCTTGTAGCCGCCTGCCGTGCCGCTGACGTTCGTGGAGCCGCCCGTCGCCGGGATCTGCGTGCCCGCCGTGTGCAGGCTGCTCGTCGCCGGGACGACACGAACGGTGTATTCCTCGAAGTCCACATCGCAGACGAAGGAGAACGCCGCTGCGTCGTAGCCCGTGACCTTGGAAATGCGGCTCTTGTCGGGGCCAGTGATGGTCACGGCGGGAATCGTGGAATTGAGCGTGATGGTGTCGCTGACCGCCGCAGATTCATTGCCTACGTCGTCGCGGGCCTTGCAATAGATCGTCTTGAGGCCGTCGCCGTCGGGAAGCGTAATGGCCTTTTCTGCCGCGAACGTCTCCCACGACGCAGCCTCTTCCGTCTCCGCCGTCTTCGTGCCCCATATCTTCATCTGATAGCCCGTCGTTACTTCATCGGAGACGGAGATCTTCGCGGTGACGTTGGCGCTGGTCGCGTACTGTGCGCCGTCATTCAGGATGATCGATAGACCGGCAGGTGCCAGCGTATCGAGTGTTAAATTAAAAAAGCTTGCCATTCGGATTTAACCCCTTTCTTCACTTTTGAGTTCAATGTACAAAAAGCCGCCCGGCCTTTCATAGATGGTTTCCCCGCCCAAATGGGCGGACTTGATGCCCATGGAGCCGATGAACAGTTCCAGAATGCGTTTGAGTCCTACTGCCAGCATTTCAGCCCTCCACCAGATACAGTGTCCGCGCGTCCTTTACGGCCAGCGCGTCATATGCGGATTGTGTGAGCACGCGGATCTCGTCGATCTGCGCGGATGATACCCCCCCGCCCCCGCCTCCGCCGCCGGACTGCCGGGCTTCGTTGATGGCGGCGACGAGGTTGTCCTTGCTGTAGGTCTTGAGGTCGTTCAGGTCGCCGATCTGCTCCTGCAGCTGCGCCCAGACGGGGAGCGTGGGATCCGCCGAAGGATCGCCGGACGGCTCCACCGCAGGCTGCACCTTGCCGAGCGATACCCAGACGGTCGGCAGCACGACGCCGGAGGCGTTCGTGCCGTACACGCCGACGCGGGCATAGCGCCCCGCCACGGCGAGAATCTCGGGCGGGACGGTCACGGTATCGCCATCCCATTTCGCCGGGAGTACGTCGATGGTGGCCCTGCCGTTTGTAAAGACGGCGGTCTTCGTCAGGCCGTCCCAGTCGGATGAAAACGCGAATTCGACGCTGACGGCCTTCGCCATGCCCGCCGTCAGAAGCTCCGGCGGCGAGCACAGATGCGCGGAGGCTTTGGTGATGTGGATCTGGATCATGTTATTTCGCCTCCTATGCAATCACAGTGCCGTTCACAAGCAGTTTCCCGTCGCTGTTGCACCTTAATGCTGCGTATTTGCTTGCGTTATAGCACAGCCAAACCCTATTTGCAGCCACCCCGTAAAACGGCACATTTGTCGCGCCGATGCTTTCATTCCCGTAAAGTGGCAGCAAGAAATTGCTTTTGACGTACATGCCGTAACTATCTTTTTTGATTCTGTCTGGCGGAGCGCTCTCTCCTCCGCTCCCGCCGCTTCCCGGCGGCCCGACAACGTACTCGACGATATAGCTGCCGGAGATCCGCGCGACCTTGACGCGGTCTCCCGCGGCAAAGGTGGCGGACGTGTTGCATTTATAGTGCTTTGTTGTGGCTTCAGTCTGCCCCTCTAGGATGAGGGACAGGCCATCGTCATAGACCGCGCCGACGGTCGCCAGAAAGTTTTCCGGCAGATTTTCGTCCGGCATGCTGATCGATGATACAAATAAGCTGTTGATGCCCTCCATCAGGCGATCACCGTCCTTTTTGCAGAGTGTGTCATGAGGCTTCCGGCCTGCAGTGTGACCGACCAGCCGGTTTCAAGATAAATGCCGCCGATCTCGTCGTGCGTCAGTGCCAGAATATCGCCGACGCCGTGCCCCGGCTCATTGAGCGTGTAAAATGTAATGGCGCGCGTAGCAAGCAGCGACTCGTTGCGGCGCTTGTCGGCGTAGGCCTGCAGCTCCTCCTGCGAGGCGATATTGTCTACCCGCTCGACGGAGGTAATGCGCATGCCGCGCTTGAATGTGGATTTCTTGGAGGCCGGATTGTCGTTGACGGCCGTCGCCACCATGGCCGCGTCCATGTCCGGGTTGTTGCAGGTCACGATGAAGACGTTCGGCGCGTCAAAAATGTCCGTTTCGTCCGACCAGTCCGGCCCCGGATGTTTCTCCGGGAGAAACAGGTCCGTCACGCCGTATCGCCAGTCGATGATTGCTGCGGACGGCTCCTGATACGGTTCGAGCCTGCATACGCCGTCGGCGTCAAACCAGAGGCTTTCATAGTTGATCTCCGAGAGCAGCGTGTTGATGATCGTCAGGTAGCTTGTTCCGATTGGCCAGTCTTCGCGGTCTGTCGCCAGCACAGCGGCGTTTGGCGTTGCGATCACGAGCGAGATGCCGCAGTCTGTCAGCAGCTTGCGGATCTCAGTGATGTACGACGAGCCAGCGGCAAGATGCAGGATCGTCTCGGTTTTTTGCGTATACACGCGCCAGCAGCGGTCGTAGGCTTCGATCTCTACGCGCGTGCTGCCCGCGCTTCCTTTTTGGCTGACGGTCGCAGCCTGATAGATGCCGAGGGAGTGCTCCGCCCCGTTTACGATGATCCATGGCCGCAGCTCGTCCGATTCCCACGCCGCTACGGCATTGGGAAGAAAGCTGCCCTTGAGCGTGCCGTGGATGTTCGCGGCGCGGTCGCTCATGATCTGCGGCGGGCTGCCGCTGTCCCATTGCAGCTGCGTGATGGGCGCACCGTTCCGGAGCACGTCGATGCGGTAGCTAACGTCACGGGTCAAGGGTGATCGCCTCCTCTCGGTTCGTGTGCGAGATGGTAAAGGAATAGCGGCGCATGAACTCGTCGCAGTTGCTCTCGAGCGACGGGAGCGAGCTGATGGCCATGTTGCCGTAGCGGTCCTTGAGGCAGACGAGGCGGCCTACAAGGGCCTCGAGCGCAAGGGCGGCGGCCCACTGCGCGTGCGGCCAGGCGCAGGCGACGGACAGGGCGCGGTCACGCTGCTCGCTGCGCTCCTCGACGGGGTAGGCAAGGCCCGCCAGATGGACGGTCGAGACACCGGCCGAGAAGCTGGTGCGGTTGGTGCGCAGCTGCGTTTCGGACAGGCGCATCTCGAGCCAGACGCCGGTCTCGAGGTCGCAGATCATGTTGGTCTCGGGCAGCACTTCGACAGTGTCGGAATTGGACACGCCGTAGTTGTCGCTGTCTGCGTAACAGCCGCGGACGCGGTAGGTCACGCTGTCGATGCTGGTGTGGTCGATGTACTGCTTTTGGACGGTGCGGGCGATGGCGACGCCGTCCCGCTCGATCAGGTAAAAATCATAGCTGCCTGCGGTCTGCCAGGTGAGCGCGGCCTCATGGCTTGCGCTGGCCGACAGCGTGATCGCTTCGCCCTCGGTGTGCGAAACGGGGAGCGCGGCTGCGCTCCACTCGGACCACATACCGTACTTGTTCTGCACGCGCACGCGGACGGTGTAGCTGCCGTCAGCGAGATAGACCGGCGAGCGCCAGGCTTTCTCCGTGCCGTAGACCGTGCCGGAGGCATAGCCGTTGGAGAGCGTCAGCTGATAGGCTTCCTGCTCGGTGGTCTGCCAGGTGATGCGCGGGCGCGGGCCGGTGGACTGAATGACAATGGACGGCGCGGATGGGGCGTTGATGGCGATAAACTCTGCCTTGTCGCTCCATTCTGACGGCGTGCCGTCTGTGTTGTAGGTGCGCACGCGCCAGTATTTTGTTCCGCTTGTGAATTTGTTCGCCGGAACGTCGTAATACTGGTTTGCTCCCGTGACTGTCGCAAGGGTGTTCCATGACGTTCCGTCGGCAGACCATTGGAGATCAGCCTTGCTCTGCGGCGTGCCGGTGGAAATGATGTGCTGCCATGAAAAGCGGTTGACGATGGTCGCGTCAATGACGATGCCTGAAGGGGAGACAGGCTTGGCCGTCGGGGTAACGTCTGTTGTCGTGATCTCCTGCCATGCGGACGTCGTTGTCGTGCCGCTGTTTGCCGTCACCTTTACGCGCCACTCGATCGTCCCGGACGGGAATGTATTTGCTGGGACCGTGCAGGCGGTCGTCGCGCCGGAGACGCTGATCGTGTTTGAGGTGCTCGCATTTTTGACGCGCCACTCGAAGACGGCGGAGGTTTGCTTTATCTCTGCGAAGCAGACCTGTGTTGTCGCTGTGTCGTCTGTAGCGTCCCATGTAAATGTGTTTTTTTGAAGCCTGTTTACGAACGCTTTTGACGATGGGGAAAAATTGTCTGCTTTTATTCCGACATTGTCGTTTGAGTACTCGCATGTCAGGAACGGCTTTCGCGTTGATTTTTCCCCATAAAAAATTGCTTCGCTTGTTCCAGACGGCGCGCCTCTGAACGCAAAAACAAATCCATTCTTTATGCCGCTTTTTAATTCTGCTTTGCGTTCTTCACTGTATGGCTTATAATCTGCACTTAGCTGTATAATCTCGTTCAGCGTAGACCAATATCCATCGGCGTGCAGCGAAATGCTCTGTCTGTAAGCGCTCGGCCTAGTCGCATATGTTACTGTGCTCACATCGAGTGGGCTTGCCAGCCCGTTCACATATGCCCAAATTTGTTTATACCCAGTCTCGCTTTCTTCTGTCGGCTGTGCGTATATTGTAAGCGTCACATTTGTTACGCGTTTAAATTTATACGCATCTCCCGGCGTTGGAAATTTTATGTATATATTATCTCCGTTGTTTACGTCGCCTTTTGTCCCCGTGAATGGCTCTGCAAACAACTTGTACTGCGCAAGATCTGAGTAATTTGTATTTGGGTGGCTTACCGCAACTGCTGTTGAGCCGCTTGCCTGCACTGTAAAGGTTGCCATTTACTTCGCCCCCATTCTGGCTGTGATGCGTGCGTTTTTGGCGATGCGGAGGATGGTGTCGAGGTCGTCCACATGATCAACGTAGACGGTGGTGTTGTAGGTATCGCCGGAGGTGTAGCGCGTTTCGCTGGCTGTCTGGATGCGGGAGCCGGACGGCAGGAAGATCCGCTCAAGGCCGTTTTCGTTCACCCGCGTCCAGCCGCCTCTCCAGTTGTCCGTGCCGGCGGCGTTGCCGCCCAGATAGCGGCGTATCCATTCGTCCTCCGTGATGCCGATGGTGGACGGATCGCCGCGGGCGATTGCGTCCTCGTAGGCCTTGGCGAGATCTGCCGCGCTCTGCCCCCACTGCTGCGCTGTGTAGCTGTCGAGCAGATTTTGGTAGTTGTTTCCGTTTCCGCTGGAGTAGCCGAAACCGAGCGCGTGCGTCATCTGTCCCCAGCCCTCGCTGATGTGGCCGGTGCTGAAGTTGATAACGCCTTTTAAAAGCTCCGCCGCGTCGGCCATGAGCGCCATTACCTTTGCGAGTGGCTGCAATGCCTTGGTCAGCGCCGGGACGCGGTTGTTGGAAAGGTCGGACATGGGATTGAGGATATCGCCGACGGTCTCAAGCAGCATGCCGAAGGCGTCGACGATGCCGGAGTCCTTGAGCGCCTTGCCGCCGTCCTTTACCATGGTGGTCACATCGCTGTAGAATTCTTCGAGGTACGGGGCGAATTCGGCTGACAGCTGGTTTTTCACGCCCTCCTGCGTGTTCTGCAGGCGGGCATAGGCGTCGTCGACGGCCTGCAGGGATTTGAGCGCGTCCCTGTCGAGGACATAGCCCATGTCGTGCGCTTCCTGCGCGTACTCCTGCATCTTCTCGCTTCCGAGCTCGATCAGCGGGTTCAGCTCCTGTGCGGACTCGGACATGAGATCCATAGCCAGTGCGTCCCGCTCGGTCTTGTTTTTCATCTCGCCGAGCGCGTCGATGGTATCGTAAAATACATCCTGCGCGCTGCGGAGGCTGCCGTCGGTGTTTGTAATCTCAACTTTCAGCCGCTTGTACGCCTCGTAGGCGTCACCCGTACCGGTCGCGGCCTCCTGCATCTTGTTGGTGGTTTCCTTGAGGCTGTCCTTGATACGGTCAAAGGAGACGTCCGTGAGGTCGGCCATGTAGTTAAGCTCCTGCACGGAATCGGTCGTCGTGCCGGTCACGGAGGCGAGCGTCAGCAGATCGTCCGCATTCGAGGCGGCTTCCTTCGTCATGGAGATCAGCGCTTTTTCCGCCTTGACGATCGCCGCAGCGACGGCGGCAAATCCGCCCGCAACTGCGACTGTCGTAGTGTCGAGCTGCAGCATGCCGTTCATGGACGTTTTCATGCTGTCCGGCAGCTGGATCCCGAGCTTGGAGGTCAGGCCGTTCACCACGTCGCCGAGGTTGCCCATGCTCTGCCCGGCGTCCTCGGTTGCGGTGTTCGTGTCTTCTATTTGCTCTGTGTTGTTTTTCAGCTGTCCGTTCAGCTTGTAAAGCTCGGCTTCCGCGTTATTGAGTTCTTTTTCCCAGCGCAGCGTTTCCACTGCGTTTGATCCGTAATTTTCTGCGGCTTCTTCGAGCCCAGCTTTTAGGTTATCGATTTTGTCATACTGCAGGCTTATTTTTTGGGTTAGCAGGTCCGTTTTCGCCGCCGAAAGTTCTGCTGATTCTGCGTTATCCGCATATTTTGCCGATACCTTCCGCATCTCGGCGTCCAGCACGTCCATGCTTGCGCTGAGCCGTTCGATATTCTCCCGGTATTTGCGTTCCTTCTCCCCATTCATGCGCTGTTCATTTTCGCGCATCTGGTTATTTAGATCGTTCAGTTTCGCTGTTGCGTTTTGCAGGCTGGCCTGCCACGCCATTGTAGCTTTGCTGGATTCTCCCGTTTTTTTAACGGAATTTTTCAGAGCCTCCTGCATATAGCGGATCTTTTCTGTTTGCGAATAGATCTGCCGTTGCAGGATGTCATTCTGTTGCCCTAGCAGCTTTGCGCTGTCTGCATTTTTTCCATACGCAGACGTTACTTTCCGCATCTCGGCGTCCAGCACCTTCATGCCGCTGCCGATCTCGGAAATGGCCTGCTTGTATTCTTTTTCGCCCGAAAGCGTAAATTTTGTATTGATGTTCGGCATATTAAGTGCCTCCGTTCAGATAGGCCGACAGGCTTTGCGGCTCCTGCGGCGGCTCCGGCTTTTGCGGCGCAAGCGCGTCAAACAGGGGCGTTATGCGGCGCGGGGACATGGTTTTCCAGAAATCCCGCTCCGGCAGATGCAGCCGGAAGAGCCAGATTGCGAGGAAGCCGGGGAAATCAAAGCCCAGCTGCTTCGGTTTCCCCGGCGGTGTCAGTTTTTTTCGTCTTCCGGCGTTTTTTCACCGAGTTCTTCCTCCGGCGGCTTGACTGCAGCCTGAATCATCGGGTAGATCCGCGTCCCGGCCTCGAGCGTCTGGTGCATGGTGAGCTTTCGGCCCAGCTGCTTGCTGGTAAAGCGCATCGGAAGGCCGTTTTCGTCGGTGATGCCCTGCGTGTCTGCAGCGTCTGTCAGCATGGCGGCCAGGAAGGCCAGCGTGCTTTTGAGGCCGTGCACCGTATTCAGCGCGCGCAGCAGATTTCCGTCGTATTCTTCCTGCACGTCGGCAAGGACGTTCATGTTGCAGGAGAGCCGGTATACCCGGCCCTCGAATTCATAGTCAATGGTTTTCAGTTTGGTCGTCTCCATCAGGTTTCACCCAGCTTTCCCTTGATCCATGCGACGGCTGCCTCTGCGGTGTCGACGGTTTCAGTTTCGAGCAGCAGCTCGTCGGCGGAGTCGTCTGCGAGGAATTCGCCGGTAGTGGTCGGCGTGTTGAACTGGATGTTCTCGCCCTTGGTCTGGTAGGACAGTGAGGGCGGGCCGAACAGCACCTTCGGCACCCACACGCAGGTGTACTTGGTCACGCCGTCGATCTTATCCGGCGCGTAAAAGCCGACACCGACGTAATTCGCGATGTCCTTGGCCGAGAATTTCAGATTTTCCTTGCTGGTGTCGGACGTGCAGCCATAAAACATGGTTTGCGCGTTCTTTTTCAGGTACTTGACAGCCAGCGAGATCGTGCCGCCGGTGGCAAGCTTGATATACTCGGCAAGCTTGGATTCCGCGTACAGGCGGCCCTCGGCGAACTTGAGTTCCAGCTGCGCGCTCATGGCGTCGCCGACGTCGGTCGGCTCTGTGTAGGTCACGGTACCGGACGTGTTTTTATACTTTCCCGCCCGGATGCCGCGTAAGTCAAAACTAGGCATTTACAATAGGCCCCTTTCTTTCAGCTTTTGTGTAAGGATCTTTTCGAGCTCCGCGTTTACGCGCTTCTGCGCGTTCCTGACGCCCTTTGTCCAAAAATAAGTTCCTGTGATCTGCCCGTACTCCTTCGCACGGCCGTAATTCAAAACAAAAAGCACGGTCGCCCTGCGCGTTCCGTGCTCGTTTTTGCCAACTGCCGTGATGGTGATATACGGATCTCCGTTTTTGTCCTGCTTGATGGTTTTGCGGTATTTCACGCTGGAGGCGTAGGCTTCCGTGCGGAACCCGCTCGCCCGGACGGCATTTTGCAGCTCCTCGACGATGATATCCCCGGCGGCGTACAGGAGCTCCTTCTGCATGTCCTCATCAAAGACATTCGCTTTTTGGAGCGTGGCCATGAGTTCGTCTGCGCCGGTGATAGAGATGTTAGCCATACTCCGCGCCCTCCGTTTCGGCGATGAGCGCGATCTGCGTGCGGCCTGTTTCCTTGTCGTATGTTTCCATGTCGACGGTCGCGATGTAGCCCGCTTCCTCCAGCGCGGCTTTTACGCGCTTTAAAAGCCCGGCGGCAAAGCCCTCGGCAAAGATGGAAACGGCGTACTGCACGCCGGTCTCGGCCTCTCCGCCCTCGGCGTAGAGCTGCCCGAACTGGCCGAGCAGCTGATAGGTGATGTAGGTTTCCTCCGCGCCCTTATAGGGTGGGTGGCAGACCGGAACGCCCAGGCTTGATAGCGCCTCATAGATCATCATGCGCCGTCCCTCCGTTTGCAGGTCAGCTCGGTTTCCTCTGTTTCCTGCCCGTAGCTGCGGACGACGTCAAAGACGTCGGAGCCGCAGACGAGCTGCTGCTCGCCGCCGTATTCCGCGCTGTGCATGCGGAAAATTGCGTCCGTGCGCTTGCCGGCTTGTGCGGCCTGATAATACTCGGCGCGGTTTACGGACTTGCGGGCAGCCCAGACGGTGGTTTCGCGTTCGAGCTTTTCCGCCGTCTGGCCGTTTACGATGGGGTAGGAGAACAGGCGCAGCGTGATCTGCGTGTCAAAGATCACAGCAAGCACCTCCTGCTCCGCCGCTGGCTTGGACTGCCCTGTAATCGTCGGACAGCCCCATAGCGTCGCGGATATCTGCAAAGCAGGTCTTCCATTCCTCGCCCCGGCCGCAGAAATCATGCTGCCAGCGGACGTATGCGCGGACGGCGTCCTTGACCAGCGGATCTTCGTCCGCTCCCTCTGCGCCCGCAAGGTGCAGGCGCATGAGACAGGCGTCGATCTCGTCTTTGAGCTCGTCGTCAAGGGCATTTGTGGTCAGCCGCAGGGCGGTTTTTGCAACGTTGATCAAAGCCAATGGTTATCCCTCCCTGTTGGCCGCGCGCCGTCAGGCTTTCTTCTTGGTCAGCGTGACGAGGCTGTTGACGTCGGCGCACGCGCCGTCGGCGATCTCGATGGCCTTTGTGACCTCGTCGTCGGTGTCCTCGTCGGTGTAGCGCTTTACCGTCATGCCCATGTTCTCGTTCCAGAGGTAGTACGCCGGATCGAACATAAAGGCGAAGACGGTGTCGGCCGTGACCGACTCCGCAAAGGCCGGCAGGTAGTCGCCGGTCAGGATGACCTCGCGGCCGAGGATGTAGTTGACGGGCTTGCCGTTGATGCCGTAGTTGACGCGCGCGACGGGCTGGCCGTTGTTGTCTACCATGCCGACGATCTGCGTCTCGAAGGTCTTCTTGGACATGAACCAGACCGCGCCGTCATATGCCTGCGGCAGCGCAGCTTCGGCCTTGCACAGATCCTTGTAGGTCAGAGCAGTTGTCGCGGCGGCAATGTCGATGTTCTGGCCGGTCGGGGCGGTCTCCGCAAGGATTCCCTTCGGCTGGCCGGAACCGGTGCCGTTGATGATGGCCTGTTCCTTCGCCTTTACCATCGCATTTGCGACGTTCCGAACAAACTGTGCCTCGAACATCGGGTATGCCATGATGGAAACTTCCAGCGACATGGAGATCGCGCAGCGCAGCTTGTGGTACGCAAAGACGATCTTGCCGGTCGAAGTCTTCTGCTTGTCAGAGCCCTCGCCCTCGGCGACCCAGGAGGCCGTTGGCTTGGCCGAGCTGGTCGGGACCTGGACGCCGCCCGCGTAGGACGTGTGCGTCACGCGCGGCAGGATCATGCCGATGGCTTCCATCTTCTCGTAGATCTTCTGGATGGTCGTGGTCGGGATGACGCTGCCGACGTCGGAGGTCTTGGTGTTCGCGTCCGTGTTGGTCAGCTCCGCCGGGATCTTCTTGCCGGTCAGGACGTAGTTCATAAAGGCTTTCTTGTACTCGTCGGTGTCGTACCGGTCGAGCACGTCCGGAGTCTTCGCCGTGCCGGACAGGTCGACGGACTGTGCCGCCGCAGCCGGTGCCGCGACTTTCTGACCCGCAAGTGCGTTGAGGTTCGCCTGGATCTTGGCTTCCTCCTCAAACTTGGCGTCGAGGGCCTCGACTTCCTTCATCTTGACCTGCGCCTCTGCGGTCTTGCCTTCGTCCAGCAGCTTCTGGGCGTCGTCCATGAGCTTCTGGCGCTGGATGTTGTAAAATTCCTTTGTCATTTCAATTCTCCTTTGAGTTTTAAAAATTTCAGTTTTGCTTCTGCCTTCGCCCGTTCGGGCATAAAAAAATCAGGCTCTGCGGCCTGACCTTTTAAAAAGTTTTCCGCGCGCCGGAGCGCGTCTTCGCTGAGCATGCCGGAATAAAAATCCGCTGCCAGCGGCTTCTGGCCGGTGTTCGGCTGCATCACGCGGTCAACGAGTCCGAGTTCTACGGCCCGCTCCGCTGTGATCCATGTTTCTGCGTCCATCATGGCGGCGATCTCCGCCTCCGGCCTGCCGGTCTTTGCGACGTAGGCCGAGATGATGGCGTGGTTGGCGTCGCGCAGCGTCCCTGCGGTGTGCTCCATCTGGCGGTAATCGCCGCTGGCCTCTGTCTGGACGTTGTGTATCATCATCATGCCGGTAGGCGTCATTTCTGATTCTCCCGCCATGGCGATGATGGACGCGGCCGAAGCTGCGAGTCCGACGATGCGGACGATCACGCCGCCGGCGTAGCTGCGCAGGGCGGTATAGATCTCGCTCGCGGCGAAGATCTCGCCGCCGCCGGAATTGATCTCAACTTCTGCCCGCTCACCGTTTCCCTTGGCAAGCGCGTCCGCTACGGATCTCGGACTCGTCGCCTCCATTCCGTAAAACTGATAGAAGCGGTGCTGATTGCTGGATACGATGGGCCCGCGAATGCTGATCTTCATGTGGTTTCATCTCCTTTCTGCGTGGTGTTCCGGTCTACCGGCTGCGTGTCCAGCCTGCGGATCGGCTTGTCTCCGCCGTCTACCGGTACAAGATTAAACGCGCGCCGCCATTCGTTCGGTGTCAGCGCTCCTCGGTCGACCAGCTGCAAGAGATTGAGCTTTGTCGCGGTCGACGCGAAATCCCACGCAGAGGCCTCGAATACGATGCGATTCCCGCAGCCGCGCTCGCGCCGGGAGAATAGCTTGCGGGTGTACTCGCCGCTGAGCTGCTTCAGCACAGGCTCGATCTCGGCGTCAAAATACGCGCTCTGTTCGTCCTCCGTCGCAATGGATGTGACGATATGCGGGTTGGTGTTAAACAGGGCATAAATGCGCTGCGTGGTTTTGTCCATCTGGGCGGCGTTCGGGACGTAATCCTTCGGGTCAATCTGCTTCGCCTCTGCCTTTGCGTCTACGGCCGCGACGCCCGTGCCGTTAGTCACGTTCAGGAAACTGTCCGCGAAGTCCTGCGCGCGCTGCTTCACGTCCTCCGGGCGCATGGACGCGGCGAACATCAGCAGCCAGCGAATCACGGCGCTGTTTCGGATGGCCTTTACAATGCCCTGATCCGTCGTGGTGACGATCTCCATGAGCGGCACGATGGCCTGGGCGATGGGGTCGCCGAAGATGTCGTTTTCGTAGAAATCCCCGCGCAGGTGAATGATGTCGTCATAGGCAAACGTCAGCACATTGCCGTTCTGCATGTAAAATTTCAGATACAAATTCCCGCCCGCGTCATAGACAGCGTCTGCCTGCATGGCTGCGACCGGGAAAATGGCGTTCGGCAGGCCGTTTTCATCCCTGAGGATCACGGCAAACGCGTTGTTGTTGAGGACCAGCTGCGCGGCCAGCTTCTCCTGCAGCAGCTGGCCCGTCATATACTGGTTCGGTTCCTCGAGCAGGAACCGGATATACGGCTCCGGATTGACGGCGAGCTTCCGCGCCGAGGCCGTGACCGTTTCCCGGATGTGCTTTGCCGTCAGCTTGCCGATGGCCTTGATCTTGGGCCGGATGCAGGCGCGGACGATATCGGACTGATACATTTTGCCGTTGTAGCTGTAAAAGCCATTCCCGCGCTCCTGCACCATCTGGACGGTCGAGACGCGTTTGGTGGTCGTGATATTCGTCAGGAGGTTTTTAAAAAATCCCATTGTCTCACTCCTAGAGCATACTGGTGTATTCTGCCTGCTTCTGATCGTAGATCGTGTAGGCATCGAGCAGGGCCGCCGTTCCGTCAATGCGGCGCGTGGACTTGCTCGTTTTGTGCGGCTGGATATTGCCGTTTTTGTCCTCGTCGTAGGCGGTGTTTGCCATGCACCACTTGTCAATCGGGTTGTTGTTGTAGACGATCCGCTTGGACTCCAGATCGTTCCCGCAGCGCTTCATCGGCTCGGAAAGCGTTTTCACGCCTTGATGCACGGGGATCATGGCCTCTGCTCCAAAGTAGTCCGCCATGCTGTCCGTCCAGTAAGACGCCGACCACGCATCATAGCCGATAAAGGGTATAAAAATATCGAGGTCTTCCTGCACCTCGACAAACCATGCTTTGACGTCCTCATAGCGGATCTTGTTTCCCTCTGACAATCTGAGCAGCCCGCGCTCGTGCCACTTGTCGTATGGGATCTTATCTTCCTTGACGCGCTTTTTCAAAAGATCCTGCGGCAGCCAGTACATCTGCAGCACAAACAGGATCTCTGGCAGCTCCGGCACCTGAAACAGCACCTTCGCCGCCGTCAGGTCGGTGGTCTTGGACAGATCCGCGCCGCCGATGCCGTAGCGCGGGTAGGAAAGCACGCGCTCCTGCGTCTTGCCGTCCGCCATATGGTGCTGCCAGATCAGGCGGCGGTTTTCCCTGTCGAGCCGGAAGGTGTCGCGGTTGTCCAGCTGCTCAAAGTTGAGCCAGGCTTCGCTGGAGGTCTCGCGGATGTTGAAATCCTTGCAGACAAGATTTCGGACGAGGGCCGGGTTTTTCTCCGCCCGCTCGACCCGCTCTTTGAGGGCCGTGTAGGACTTGATCGTCCCGAGGCCCGGATTTGCCTTTTTCCAGCAGTCCGGGTCTGTCCACTCGCTGCGTTTGTCGAGCTCGTAAATAAACGCGATCCGGCGCGGGTCGTGGTACCCGTCCGGATCTTCGTAGCCGTTTATGATGCGCTCGGCCTCTTCGTATTTTTCGTCGTAGATATCTTCTCGAATGGTGCCGGCTGTGGAGGTGATGAATCGCAGCGGCTGTGCGCGGGCTTGATCGCCGTCGGCAACGATGTCGTACAGCGGTCTGCCGTTTTTCCACTGATGGAGTTCGTCCATCATGGCCCCGTGGATATTCAGGCCGTCGAGCGTGTCGCTGTCCGAGGACAGCGGCTTGAATACGCCATCGTTATAATCGCTGTCCACCTCGCCAACCAGACAGCGCGTCCGTTTGCGCAACGCCGGTGATTTCTGCACCATGCGCTTTGCTTCCTGCCAGATGATCTTCGCCTGGTCCCGCTTTGTGGCTACCGCGTAGACTTCCGGGCCTGCTTCGCCGTCCGCCAGTTGCAAATACAGGCCGACGCCGGATGCCAGCAGCGATTTGCCGTTCTTCTTTCCGACGATGAGGATGGCCTCGCGGTACTGCCGGTTTCCTTCAATATCGATAAACCCGAAGACAGTCGCCAGCAGCGCTTTTTCCCATAGCTCCAGCCGGACGAGCTGGCCTCCCGCCTTGCCCTTGGAGTGGTGGCAGTAGTTTTCAAAAAATTCGAGGACGTGGTTTGCCCGGCGCGGCGAGTAGTAAAACTCGGAATCTGTGTTTTCCAGCTGCTCCACCACGTGCCGGTAGGTCTTCTGTACTTTCAGGCTGACAGTCTCGCGGCCCGACTGGATCGCGTCCCAATACTCGAGGGTGGGG